TCACGCTGGTGGGTTAGGATCTAACCAGTGCATAGTGCTGTTTGTAGCATCTAAGCTTATAGGAGGACCATAAGAAGTTTTAATAAATTCAGGAGCTTCACTACTTATAGCTAAGACTTTATATTTATAATCCCCAGATACAGCTGTATTACTTCCACTAGCTTTTTTAAGTATTAAATAAGTATCTTCATCTAACTTATTTCTTTCAGAAGAAGGAAAAGCTAACCATATATTACCATCACCTGCATCATACCACCTATCTACTAGTAAATTGTAATAATCACTAGATGTTTCTTTAATGTAGTACTTTACATACTCTAACTCTTTTGGAGGCACACTAGAAAAAATCTGCGTTGTCCAGTTTTGTCTTACTTGAAACTTATTAGCTCTTCTAGCTAAAGACTTATCTACTATTACATCATCGCTACCATATATATAAGGACCTTCTTCTTTATCAACGTCTCTAGTACCAAGAGATATTACAGGTGTTTCTCTACCATACTTATCACCAAAAACAACCCCTAACTTATAACCTCTAATAGATTTTATAGATTTCTCAACAGTACTAGTTTCGTTCGTTAAAAATGTAGAAATAATAGACTGCTCTAATAAAGGCTTAAAAGGTATATCATACCCTTGCGTATAATTACCATATACGATCCTATTTCCTACAATCTCTTGAGCTTTAGCTTCTATAGGAACGTTATCCCAAGCTCTAAGTATTTGATCATCTGGAACAATCTGATTTATCATATCAGTATCTATAGTGATAGTTGTAGACTTTGAAGCAAACTCTGGATCCTTATCTCTTTCTAAAGTTTTTACAACATATATTGCTGGTGAATCTGTAGATTTATATAATATATCAATACATTTAACGCTTTTATCTAAACTAAAATCATCACCAAAAACATTTGTTATTTCAATTTTAGATAAATTATTAACCATGCTTAAGTTATAACCTTCTTTTCTATCTAAAGTGTAGTCGCCTGGTAAAAATGCTACTTCACTAAAAGGTCCAAAAGACGAGTACTCGTTGTCGTCATACTTATATCTAAAAGCAAATCTAGGAAACTTATATTCAAATATCTTCTTAGCATTTGCTCTAGATGTAGCTGTCCAAACAGTGTTATCTGCTTGAATAGCAGGATTTATAGAAACTATTTTATAGTTAACATCACCTTGTTCAGTTATAGAAATTATCTTAATAGAAACACTTATAACATCACCACCGTCAACTTGACTAGTCAAATCTATTATATCACCAGAAGAAAACTGAGTAAAATCTTCTAACCCAGGTAAAACTCCTTCGTAACCAACTGATTGAGCACTAAAATCATCTGTAATAAAGCCTGAATAATTTTCTACAATCCAAGTATTTCCACCACTTCTTTTATCAGAAAAAAGCTTTAATGCTGGAGCTAATTTAGGAGCTTTCTTAATAACAGTTATATCTTCTTCTTTTATTCCAGTCGCTAAGTATATTGCATCATCACTTTCGTACTCAACTTTCACGTGACCTGTCTTTCCTTGTCTAACTTTACTAACAGTTTTTAAAGTGTGATCTTCATTACTATTAGTACCTACACGAGCTGCACTAAGATTTATTTTTCTTGGTTCGCCTTCAGACACGTAAAACAAAAGGTTGTCTACTATATTTATACCTGTTACTTGTTTTGATTTATTAAAACCTAAAACTTTTTTAGCTTCAAATCTAAAAGAAACAGCTCTTTCAGTAGGTGTAACTGAACCAGATATATCAATAGGTTGTTTTTTATTTACAGTAATAGTAGTATTAGTTATTTTTCTTATAATAGTATTTGGTTCGGTCAACACTTCACCGTTACTATTGTAAGCTATAACACTCATACCTGATCTTAAGTCTTTCGTATCAGATGAATCTAAACCATTAAGTTCAACCCAATTAGTACCACCGACAGTTGTAGGAGAGCCTAATGTAACGTAACTATGTTCAACAGCATATAAATCTGTAAATATAGTTCTAGATCTACCGTTGTCAGTAACTTCTAGTATAGTATCTATATATCTTTTTTTAGTGCTAATATTTCCTGGACTTTTAGAACTTGGAGAGGTGCAAGCAAATAAAAAATAAGAAGAATTTGTTTGCTCGTTAGATATGGAACCAATACAGGTTTGATCAGAAATATCAGTAGACGGACCAGCAACACCAATGCTTACATTACCTTTAATGTTTTGAACAGCACCAGCACTACTACCATCACTAGTTCTTACTTGTATGTTTTCGGCGTGAAAATATTCTCCATTAGGTACTAGTCTTTCGTCTAGATCCCTATTCATTCTACCTGTAGAAAATGTACGTTTAATCTCTGCCATACTACTTTATAGGTTTACTTAAGCCTTTTATTATTTGAGCGAATTCTTCTATCTTAATATTAGATAATCTTATTTTAGCTTTTCTAGCTTCTGCAAATCTTTCCTTCTTAAATCTTTGTACGATGTACTCTGGCATGTTAGATCTTGAAGCTACAATACCATAAGCTATCCATTTGTATATAGCTTCTTCAGCAAACTTATGTACTACCATTTCATCGTCAGTACCTAAACCATCGCTAATATAATGTAAAACTATAGTCTGACCAGAAAGTGAAGAGCCAAAATGTATAAATCCAGTTTTAGTATCGATATAGAAAGTACCATTACCTTGTGCGTGCTGCGGATCAAGGCCATATCTTCTACCTAAAACATCAAGCGTATGATCTTCTCTATCATAATCCTCCGTTGTAGTAGAGTTAGTATTACCACTTTTATATCTACTCCAAGTTTCTGATTCAGACTTTAAAGACAGATCTCCAAAGAAACCTTCACTTAACGTAGCTACAATAAGTTGATTGTTAGCTGGAGCACCAAAAACAGGGATTGAGCTGTAAGCAACAATGTTTTGACTAAGATTATCTTTAAAAGTTACAAACACATCGCTACCAACTCTAACAACAGTAAATCTATTAGTTTCTTTTATTGCTTTTTCCACCTTTGTAGCCATTACTTCAGCACTGTTATTATTATTAAATTGAATGTGAAACCTAGGTGAAGCATTTTGTTCGCCAACGAAAGTGTTGTCATGCAGATTGCCAGGTATTGATTTGTCAAAAAGAATATTAATGTTACCCTCGGTAACCCCATCACCTTGGATGTACGGTAAAGTCAAAATGTCACCATCATTAAATTGATCACCAGCCTTGCAAGTTATTTTAAATTTTTTAAATTGAGAAACTTCTGTTATAGTAAACCTACTTGTAACAGTACCGTCAGCCGCGTAAGCCCCTTCATTTCTATCAGCATCCGTAGAACCTGTAACGTCTAAAGTAAATTCTTTTGTAAGATAAGTTACGGTTACTACACCAGCACTATTGTAAGTAGCTTTAAAATGTTTAGTGTCATTTATTTCTCTAGTCAAAAACTGAGCCACACCAACCGCACCATTGCTAGGGTGAAAATTAACAAAGTGTCTAGGCGTACTATTACTTGGAGAAGGGTTAGCACCATCGGTAAAATCAGAGTCACTACTAAAAATAAAGTAAATACTCGTTGCATCTGCAGCGGTGCCTGGTGGATTAGAAGAATCGTAGTAAGCTAACTCTATATAATCACCGTCTACTAACGTAGCACCGTCTGGACACTGTATCTCAATTTGTCTAAAATCACTATCATTAGTACCTTGCTGTAAATTATACTCACCTAAATCGTTTTGATTTATGGCTAGAGGATTTGATGTTTTACCTGTAGGATATAGTATTCTTTCAACACCATCATTATCTACTCTAGTTATTTTAGAGTAGTTAACGTAATCTTGAGGTAGTATCATTTTAAGAGTATTAGGTACTTCTATTTCTTGAGACTTAACACACTTAAACACGTCATAACTAAACTCTTGCAAACCTCGCATAGCATGGAATTGTACGTCAGCTTTATTAACCTTACTTATTATTTTACCTTCGCCAACATAAGAAACTATAAAACCACTTATAATGTGTTTTAAACTAACAAATTGATAATCACCGTAATTCGATAAATTACCAGAATCGTAATATTCGTTTTGGTTTTGAGTTAGTAATCCCATAGTTAACTAGTTTTTATAGCGTTGTTGTTAGCTCTTTCTCTAAAAGCTGAAGCTGACAATGACTCATCTTTTATTGTTATACCTGCCATCTCTAATATTCTTGTCACTAAATGTCTTTCTTCTGAATCATGAAGATCGAAGTCAACGCTCAAGTTTGCGTTATATAAGGCTTTGTCATTAATAATAACATAAGCCCACTCAACAGCTGTAGGTTTTTTTACAACATTACACACAACATTATCTATTATTGTTGAAGGATATATTTTTATAGAGTTCTGTCCTGTTCTAACAAACAATGGGTGTGATTCTGTAGGTTTTAACAAGTTGTTGTTTAAATAGTGATTTAACTCGTTTTGAGGTACTAACTGTATTTCAATACCAACGGATGTAGAAACTTTACCTAACTTATAAGTGTTACTAGGTAAAGTACCAACATTACCATTCATTGTTACAGTTTCATTAAAAGCTTCATGCACTTCTATTTTTTCTCTTAACGAATCTACTTTATCTGCATAAACAGTGTCGTTAGCTTGTGATCTTAATGCTCTGTCAAGCTCATAAAAATAATTGTCAAATATTTCTAACTGAGCTTGGTTAGCGAACAAATTAAACTCTTGAGGTGTTATATAACCTCTTTGTTCTTTGTTAGCTAAAGCTAAAACAGTTTGATATACGTTGTTTACATTTACCGCCATAGTTAAAATGCTTCCATTGTTATTTCATCAACTGCATCTTGCAGTTCTTTTCTTGTAGCTTCCATCGTCATCATAATGTTAGCTTGAAATCTTGCAGCCTCTTCGTTATTATTAAATACAACTAACGTAGGAACTACAACTATTTTATATTCACTTGCCCAACGTGAGTCTGCAGCTATATCAACTCTCTGTATTTCACAGTCAGTTAATTTAGGTAGCCACTCAACAGCATTTGCTTGATTAAAGCTTGCGTTAAACTCTACAACTACTAAGCCATCAGGGAAGTCTTGAGCAATACAACTAAAGCTTAATAGTGATGCTAATATAATTTTTTTCATACTAGTTAAGTTTGTCTATCTTGCTTTCCATACGGATCATTTGATCCTTTATTTCTTTAACGTCTTCTTGAGTAGTCATAATAGTCTGACGTATAAGCTGATCTTTCATATCGTACTCCATACGAGTAATTTCTGGATCTGGAGGTAATGGTAATTCTTTTGCCTCTGTTATATCTGCTTGCAACGTAAACCACATACCCACCAGGGTAAATATTAAAACTGCTATACCTGCTAAAGTTTTTATGCTTAGTTGTAACGTTGTGTCTTCGTTTAATTCTTTTGCCATAATTAAAATATTACATAGTTTACACCAACACTAAAGTTGTGCCAGTCCCTGTTCCAGTACTTGTTGTATCTACCCTCAACAAAAACACCTAAGCTTTTGTTAAATCTATAACCAAATATAAGCCCGCCAGAGTAATCAACCCATTGACCACCGTTGAACTTTTGATATGAATATTCGTTTTTTGTTTCTAAGTGATACGGCATTACGTTTCCCCATGAATGAAACCAAAAATCTTTTGTAAAATAGTAATAGTCCAAACCCACAACTATAGAATATTCTAATATATTAGGTATTGCACTTCTTTCTTTTTCTACATACTCATCTATAACTTGTGGTATAACAACTTCTTCCCACACTTCTTGGCTATTAGCAACTATAGTACCGTCAGGGGCTAAGTATATACCATCTAAGCTTATATCGTAACCTTCTTGTAAAGCTAAGTATGTATAGTGCAGTGAACCATTGTCTAATATCCAATCAGCTAGAGGATCAAATCCGTATGGCTCAGACAACCTCTGAACAGCTCCTGCGTTTAAAGATAGTTTACCTTCACCAAATTGTTTTCTGTATCTCTGAGATGCCTCAAAATACTTTATATCAGCAAAACCATCTTCAAGGTATTCTACTTTAGCAACCCAATCATCAGCAACATATCTAACAAAGTGATGTTGATTAATATAGTTTATACCTAAACGTCTTACAAAGTCTGATTCAAATAAGTATTCAAACCCATCTACTCTACCTATTGTTGCTGCGTCAGAGTAAGAGTTTTCAGTACCATTGTAAAATGTATTAGCTCTATTTTCGTAACCAAACCTTTTAATCTTTCTAATACCTATAGATAAAGAATAATCAAATGGCATTTCAATTATCTGTTGCTCTAATAAACCTGATGATATAGAAAATATCTGATCATCACCTAATGATGTACCACCATTAACAGCGGCATAAAATGTAGAGTACTTAAATATCTTGTTTAAACCTTGACCATTACAACTTTTAGATATTGCTATTAAAGCAAAAGAAAATATTATAACAAGACCTATACTAATTAAAGTTTCTAATAAAAAACCTTTAAACCACTTCATCATTGTTTTATTACTTTTTGAGTCATTGTTACACCTTTATAAGTTACGCTAAAACTGTAAATACCAGATGGCATGTATTTTACATTTAAAGTATTTAAACCTTTTATAGTTTGCCTCTCTCTTATATGTTTAATAAGTTTACCTTGAATATCATGTATTTTAATAGCAACTTTACCTTTAGTTAATATATTAACATTATCACCCATCGGTACTGGGTATATAGCTATGTCAGCTGTTCTCATTAAATCTCTCACATCTAACTCAGTATCACCGTAACAATGCCAATATAACTGTTGGCACTTCTCATCCCAGTTATTATTACAGCAGTATGGATCAATCATAATAACCCAAGCATAACATGTATCGTTTAACCAGTATGGAATACCAGGCCCATCAATACAACCAGCGTCATATAAACAATCGTAGCTTTCAGTATTTGCAAAAGCGTCATAGTTATATGCTGTGTTATCCATGCAACCTTCAATAACCTCTAAGCAGTTATCATTACTAGTATTAGCTGAGGTGTCATAATTAAATGCTAGCGAATCTAAACAACCATATATAACAGGTACACAAGAGAAATCATCTGTGTTTGCTTCTTCACTATAATTAAAAGCTTCAGGGTCAGTACAACCTAATATAGTAGTAAAACAGCCACCGTTATCTACATTAGCGTTAGGATCGTAATTATCTGCTTCAGGATCCATGCAGCCGAAGTATAAACAAGATTCATCCGATGTATTAGCTAAACTGTTATAGTTCCAAGCTACGACATCCATACAACCTACAACTACAGGTATGCAACCTTCGTTATCTACATTAGCTAACGAATCATAATTAAAAGCTAATTCATTTGTACAACCTTCAACTACAGGAACACAATATCCATGATCTGTATTAGCTAACGAATCGTAGTTAAAAGCTTCAGGGTCCATACATCCTTCTACTACATCTATACAATAATCACCACAATAAGGTAAAGCAGTGTATGTGTGCCAAAACGGTGGTTCAAACGGTTGAAGAGCACCAGCACCGTTAAATGCAAAAGGATTAGCACCGCCCGCTATTAATAAATCTACAGCATCGTTAAACAAAAAGAAAGAGTTGTGCATTGTTTGAAACTCTAGCTCTTCTTGTGGTACTTGAGGTGGCCCAACTTCAAAGTACTTTATTTCAATAGGTATATCTGTTCTAAGATACAACCACTTAACCTCTTCGTATATACCAGGTCCTAACGTGTATACTCCAATTATACTATCACCCTGTGTGATAACTAAATGAGAATCACCCCAACCATCACCACCACTATCATTTAAAACCATCCTATACTCACACACAGGTATTATTTCGTTTAACGTAGCTAGTGAATCATAATTAAAAGAGTTCCAGTTTAAACAACCTACAACATGAGGTGTTACACAGCTACTGTCATCCACTTCAGCCATAGGATCAAACTCTACGTAACTATTATCAGTGCAACCATAGTTCACAGGTATATCACAATGCTCTATCCATATCGCGCCCGAGTAAGCTGCACTACCAAAGCCTGCATCTTCTAGTTCCCATATAACATCAGGGCTACCGCAAGGTTCTAAGTCTGCTAGTATAGTAAATCTACCGTCATCAGAGTCATTATTAAACAACGAACCAGTCATGCCGTCTCCGTAAGTATCACTTAATATAAGTTCTACTCCTGTTTCAGGTACACATAACTGATAAGGTATAGTTGTGTTCGCTTGATCGTAAGAGTAATCACCAGGTGAAACGCTTGCTACTGGTTGGCCATTTGATATGTCTGTTAATATCCATCCCGTCTCGCCTGGGTACTGATCTAATGTTATTTCAAAAAGCATTTTAGCTTCTCCGTCTTGGCATTGTGTATTAGCACAACCACCATTGTCAACCTCTGCTAATGGGTTGTAGTTTATAGCTTCAGAGTCCATACAACCTATAATAGGCATGTCACAAGAACCATCATCATAGTTTGCTTCAGGTACGTAGTTCCAAGCCATAAAGTTCATACAACCAAATATAGTATCTAATATAGGAAGAGGACAATCACCATTATCAAAGTTAAACTCAGGGCAGTTAAAGTAAACGTCGTAACCGTTCCACGAGTAAGCACCATCATCACAAAAGCCGTCACCTATCCAAGATTCAATACCAGTAACGTCATTACCTAAACAATCATATAGTAAAGAGTCTTGAGCGCTAGAAGCTACGCTAGTAAAAAGTAGTAAGTAAAGTATTTTTTTCATTGATTTATTTATTAACATTTCCATCTTCTTCTAGCAGCTAAACCTCTTTCGCTTTTCCAGCTTCTTGATCTAGCACAAAAACTTTTTCTACGTTTAGCAGCTTTACTACCCGCTTTAACTTTACCTGTTACTGGTGCTGATAAAGTACTACCAGGATTTTCTTTTTTATAAGCTTTTCTACCAGCTTCAGTCATACCCGCACCCTCTTTGGCATGAAGAAAATGTCTACCTTTTCCTCTAGTAGTTTTTCTAAGCTTTTTTAAAGGATTGTCTTGCATAAACGTTCTACGTCTACCGCAAGATGTAACAGGATATGGATTATTTTTTTGTTTATATGCCATTAGTTCTCACCACATTTTTTCTTTGGATTACCTACTTGTACCCAGTTTTCTTTTTTAAACCAGTCTCTAAGCGTAGCACCTTTTTTTCTAGCACCTTTCACGTTTGATTTACTAGATCTTCTATAACTACCACTAGCTGCAGCTTTACGTTTAGCGCTAGTAACTTTAGATCTTTCACTAGCACTCATGCTACGAACTTTAGCAGCAGGCAAACAAACTTTCTTTGTGCCTCCACCTTTAATCTTTTTTATAGGATTATTTTTTTGTACGTAACTCATTTTGTTTTTTTAGTTGTGCTTTAGCTTGTTTAGCTAATCTTGATTGTTCCATTTTACCCATAACTCTAGCTCTCTGCTCTAACACTGTAAGTATTTGTATTTTTCTAGCGTATGGCTTGTTTATTCTTTTTACTTTAGCTATTGTTTTTCTAGCATCAGATACTGTAGCAAATTTTATAGATACAGTATCTTTAGGGTTTTCATCTGTGTATAATCTTCTGCCGCTACCTTTAGGTTTTTTACCAGTACCAACTAAAGGATCTTTACGTTTTTTAGCAGGTGAAGGTCTGTTAGTCTGCATGTTAATAAACCAATTAGCCAACTGCTTATCTCTAGCTGTAGCGTCTTTTCTAGACTTTAATTTTCTAGCTTTTTCTATAGTCACATCTCCTCCGTATAACTTAGATATTCTAGCTTTTAAAACACCTCTGTAAGCTTTCATTTTTTACCTAATCTTTTTCTAACTATATCCATAGTTCTACGCATTTTAGCTGCGTACTTAGGATCTTTACCTCTTCTAAAAACAACTTGCTGATTTAAGCTACTAATAATCTTAGATAAATTACCTTTGCGAGACTTAATCATCCAGCTAGCCAACGATGGAGCTGACAATTCTTTGAACTTACCCTTAGCATCTGGTGCGTCAGAGTGTTTAAAGTCACCCATCTTTTTCTTAAATGGTGAGTTCATTTTAAACGCCATACTACTTCTTTTTGCTAGTACCCCAGTTAGAAGCACCTTTCTTTCTACATTGTACAAGCTGACCTGAAGCGTAGGCAGAAGGCCATACTTTAACTCTTGATTTTACCTTGTGATAACAAGCATCTTTAGTGCCTTTCTTTTTAAAAGGTGATTTCATTTTAAAAGCCATAACTTTATTTTTTAGCAAACTTCTCTACACCTGATATACCGAAGCAACCAAGTACAACCCAAACAAATGAGTTGTATACGTATTCGTTTATTATTAAATCTTGACCTGTCCAACCAGTGACTAAGTCAGCTATCATTATTAAACACATAACTGCAAAAGCTATAAAACCAACCACTGCTTTTTCGTTCCAGTCATTATTATCTTTAAATATTTCCATTAGTTTTTGTGTTTACCTTTAGTCGCGTTGTAATTTTTTTTAACTTCAGCAGCTGTCAAAACTCTATTATATATTTTAACATCATCAATATAAGCGTTATCCGATTTGCTAGCTTGCTCAGCATACCTACCTATTTCTACTTCTGTGTTGTGAGTGTCTATTATAGGACCATCTTCAGCACTAGAATCTGTATCAGAAGCTCTTAATTCTCCATCTATAAATATTTGTCTAGCGTTGTTTGTTGACACCGGAGTTTCTAAAGTACCTCCATCATAAGTAACAGCTACATGACGCCAAGTGTCTAAACTTAATCTATCTGAAGTGCTAGCATCAGCAACTATAGGATGGGTTCCACCATTTTGAAACCACTTTACATAACGGCTATTGGTAATACCTAAAAGCCAAGGTTTTGTTTGATTAGTTTGGTATTTAGATACGGCACCTAAAAGAATTTCTGGATTTTCTTTTAGTTTAATCCAGCACTCTACAGAAACACTAGGACTAGTAAGAGAAGGATCACTTGAAATACTAGCATAACCGTCTCCATCAAAGTTTAAACTTCCTTCGTTAGGTCTGTTCATCGGTAAACCTAAAGTATCTTTATTAAACAATGGAACTTCTTGAAGCTTTATTATCGTTGGTGTACCGTTGACAGTACCGTCATTACTATAAGTAGATAAATCAGTCCAAGTATCTGCACCATTATTTCTCCAGTAACCTATTAAGTTAGAATAAGCACTGTGATTTCTAACATCTAAAGCTGTACCAGAGTTAAATATTTCTTGAACTTCAGTTAAAGAAAGTTCTTTATTTAATATTGCTAATTCATCTAAAAAGAAAGTACCAGCATTATCTGTACCACCAGCACCTATTTGCTGGTATTCAAAAACACCATCTGCATTAGCACTAGTATCTGTAGCTTCTAAAATACCGTTAACATAACATTTAGTAATAGGATTATTCCCTGAAGCTCTAGTAAGTACTATATGACTAAGTTTAAAATCAGTTAAATCGGTTATATTAAAAGATACTACTGTTCCACCATTAACCTTAAATTCTACGTGTGTATTTTGATCAAAAATTTTTATATAATCATCTTTACTGTCGTGTTTAGATAGTATATAGTTGTCTGAAGTAGAGTCAGCAGTTTGAGCGTACCAAAAAGAAACAGAGAAAGCTTGATTGTCAGGTATTGATTGAGCACCTACGTCTACATCAACATCAACATCTGTAAATACAAGTTTTTTAGAAAAAGATGATTTAGCATATTGAGGAATATAAGGTTGAGATACTACCCAGTTACTCGCAACCCAAGACGTTTGAACTACAGAGCTCGCAGGTGTTATTTCTTTTGCACTTATAGCTGTAACAGTACCTTCAAACCCTGGATTATTTGCTTGTATATAAAAATCATTAGCATCAGGCTTTACAATAAGCTTAAACGTTCCATTACCAGTAGCAATCACTTTACCATTACCTAGCGTATCTGGATCTCCAAAATAAGCTCTTACTGATCCACTAACATGATTTTCTACAGTTATAGATATTTCTAAAATACCACTAGTGTTAATGTTAGAAATACCTCCTTTTAATAAATATTCATTACCTACCGAACTACTGTTAAATACTGCGTTACCATTAACAATTGAAATTTCATCTGTGTTAGGACCGTTAATATTAAACGTGCTAATCGCTGGTAGTAAATTATCACCTAAAACAGGTGCGGCATCATAAAGTCTATTACCAGCGCCTTCGTTTAGTCTATATAGGGCTTTACAGTTTGATGGTAATATACTTGAATTAATATTATCAAAAACGTCTTTATCAGGGTTATTATAATCGAAAGTTACATCTGAACCCGTCCATAATTTATCGTATATTTGAACATCAGCAAGTTGTCCTTTGTACTGGTAATTTCCAGTATATAAATTACCTATAACTAATTTATCATCACTTTGAGAGGCTTTCCAAGTATAAGAAGCAGTTTCAGTTTTCTTTAGCTCACCGTCTTTGTAGAAACTTACCTGGCCATTAGGTGGTATTACTACAACTACTCTTTGCCAAGCATCGTTAGTATAAAAATTATCCTGTGCAGGGGTAGTGTGAAGACTACCTACACCACCATCTTCATTATTTAACGTGACTTTAATTTGAGCTCCATTTTGCCATATATACCACCCATGTTCTTGGTATCTACCATTAGATAAAAATATTCTATTAACTGTACTAGTATCAGGCTTAATCCAAAAAGCTGCTGTTATACTAGTCCCTGTAGATATAGGTCTATTATCTATACATATTTCATCATTAGACCCATCGAAATCTAAACAAACACCAGAGTATAAAGTAGCAGTATTATTATTACTAGAGTGATCTTTAACAGAGTTTGTTACTTCTCTTGCAGATATACTTTTAAAATGTATTTCAGAAGAATCGTTAGGATTCCTTCTTTGAATACTTAAATATGTAAAACTAGATCCACCTGGTGTATATATATGTTTATGTACACCAACAGATCCATCAAGATCTTCTCCTTGACCTTGTTGTTCAATGTAAATACTATTTGATTGGGTCTGTGTTATTTCATAAGTTATCTCATAAGTTTTACCAAATGAAAATAAATCGTTTTGTCTCAAACCACCGCTAACACCAGTGTTTCTAGCTAATTTAGCTACACCATCTTCAAACGTAACATTACCATTATTTACAAAACTATCATTAGGATTTACTTGTTTTAAAGACAAATTAGTTATAACAATATCTAAAGGATTTTTACTACTATGTCTTTTTATAGAAAAATGAGAGTGAACACTAGATTTGTTTTTCAATAAAAATTCATGTTTACCAACAGAGTTAGGTAACGTAGGATCTTCTGTAACTCCATCATAGTTAGTGTCCCATCCACCTGCTTGAATAACGCCTGTATTGTGTTCTAACACTTCATATTTTAAAAGATAACTACTACCTACGTTTAAAGCATTGTTTAAGTTAAGCTGAACAATACTGCCAGTTGTGACTAATCTAATACCTTTTCTTCCGTTAACTTCTACTATAGCAGGTGCAGGTGAGTTACTATCACTCTGTGATGAACCTACAAAACCAATATCTGTAGCTAAAACGCCCACGCTAAAAGAACTTAAATCTTCAACTGGAAGTATTTCGTGTCCTATAGCAAAACCTCCATTAACAACTAATTCTTCACCTAAAGGCGCTTGAGTTCTATCCGACTTATACCAAGCTTGTAAACCTGATTTTACTATAGAGCGTAGCGTTGACGCACCTTTTATTAAGCCTGAAGATAAACCTAGCATTATTCTCCGAAGTAACAGATTATACCACCAGTTGTAGTTTCTGCTGCTAATGTAACACTAGTCCATCTTCCATATATAGTCATGCCTGCTGGAAATAAAGACGTGTTAACTATTGCGTCAGAACCAACACCATTAGCATTATCAGTAGTCGAAAAACCTACAAATGCTGCATCATCACCTTGAGTTGTGTCAGCAGTAAGAGCAGCTAACTCTGTGTCTTCCAAAAACTGAATACCTACTATAACTTTACCGCTAGGTGGAGTGAAAGCTCCTAACGTACGACAGAATCCACTACCTAGCTGACCAAAGCTATATGATACTTCCGTTGAATTAATTCCCATAATATTATGTTTTAAATTGTTTACTTTGCTATAAATAGAGTATTACACATTAGCGAGTTTTATTACCCTATAAAAAAAATAGCCACCCGAAAGGATGGCTATTAATATTAAGTTGCTTAGTAATTAAGCACCGTCCATAGTAATATCTACTTCAGTTACACCAGCAGGGTTACCATTAAAGAATATACCTCTACCTTCATGAGCAAAGACAATAGCCTCTCCTGTTTTATCAGAAGATATAGCATCGTTAACCATATCACATAGTTGTTTAAAAGTACCAGTGAATTTTAGCTTAACGTTATCTACGTCATCAGCATCACCTGTAGCAGCCTCAAAAAACAACTTAGCTTCATCAGCATCTACAAGTTGTATTCCTTTAAACTTACTAGCAGGCCAAGCGTTCATTCTACCGCCACCATCTATAATTCTTAATAATGATAATTTAACTACATTGTTAGTTCCAGTACCGTCTAGAGTTACACCGTTAGTAGTATCAGCTGTATGATTAGCTAGTGTTACTACTCCGTTTGAAGCTCCTACAGTGCATCCAGCAGAAACATCTACAATATCTCCAGCTGTTGGACTTCCGTAAGCACTACCAAACGAATGTCCATCATGAGCCGTTAACTCAACCTTAAGTATACCGTTAGTAATAGAGTTAGCGTTTAATTGAGATACAGGGTTTACCAAACTAGTTGTAGCCTGTATTGTTGCATCGTTGTTTGAAATCGTCTCAGTACCAAACGATGTTGCGAATATTAAATATTTATCTTTCATCTTAATATTTTTATGCGAATGCTACCGCTGTGAATAAACTATTTGTATCTGCCATTAAAGCATTGTTGGCTATATCAACAACGTCTACAATGTTTGACTTTGGATTACCAGCTATAGTAGCTAAAACAGCTTTCATAGCTTCAAATCCTTTACCTGCTGTAAAAGTTAAAGTGACTCTAGATTGGTCGTGTGTACCATCTATTTTTTTAAAATCTAAATCTAGAGTAGAATCGCTAACTATACCAGCGCATATAAAACTACTTGCAGGAAGTAGTAAAGCATCTCCAGCTGCATCAGCTGGTGCGGCTTTTGTAAAAAGTAATGTTTTCATATCTTATTTTTTAAGTATTAATGATTAGTTAGCTAAAGCTACAGTTACAGCACCAGAAAAACCGGGAGCATATACATTGTTCGCTTGATCAGCTATAACATAAAGCTTATCCTTATCTCCGTTTAAATAACCGTTAATAACATTAGAAATATCTTTAAACGTTGGGTTTGAAGCTACTTCTAAGTCAGCCACAGTTAAAGTAGCTGTGTCAACGCTGTCTCTATCGGCAGAACCTCTAAAAGAAAGTTTAACAGTTGTTTTACTAGCTATTTCCATACCTAAAAAATCTGATGATCTTGCTACAAAAGCATCATCGTCAGAATTAAGAGATGCATCACTAAAGTAAAGTAATGTTTCCATTTTGTTTTTTGTTTAATAATTAATAATTGTTTACGAATTAAGGTTTAAAGTTTAAGGATTAAGGTTTGTGATATTAATTAAAGAGATGCGGTTATGATAACCGCTTCTCAATATTAGTATATACTTCCATACCTTCATCAGTTTTAAACCACTGTGCTAGTGCGGAGTATGGGTGTTCATCAAACGGAACTGTCATTAGTTTTCTATCGTTAGATCCCCACATAAAGTAGCGTTGATCAGAAGATAACTTTATAATGTTTAGTTCAGTTGCTTTGATACCAAAGTTCCTTAACTGTACATTATCATCATTAACTAATTCTAAGAACAGTTCAGGATTATTCTTTGCGTATAGTAATAAATCTCGTTTAAGTTCCTTAGAACTCATGTTAGATACCTCAGATCCAATCTCAGCTCTCATAACAGCCTCTGCCATATCAATATCTAAGTCTTTTGCTATCATTAGAGCTTCAATTTCTAGCTCAAGAACATCAACTTCGTTTTTAGCTATTTCTTGAGGTTTGTACTCATAATATAGTTGACCTCTATTAGGATGATAATTTGAAAGCATTTTTTGTAATACTGTTTTTTCTTTTGGTACGTATAAAGCACCATTTCTAAATACAATATGTGCTAACCTTTGATCACCTTGCATCTCATCTACAAAACAAGTCTTTTGGTTTTCACAATACTTAAGCTCTCTTTCGTAGCCTTTTGATTCATCGAACCAGTATATACCAGAGCTTTTAATACTTCTTGATAAAGGTTTTTTATCACTAGTTAAATAGTAAACCCTATCTTTTATTTCCCAAACAGGTTTAACTTCTTTTTGAACTTTTGGTTTTGGTGGTGCAACTACAGTTTCAATAGTTTGCTCCACTACTTGTTCAACTACAGTTTCTTTAACTGCAGCTTTTGTTTTCTTTTTTGCCATAATATAATAAAATAAAAATTAAAAAAAATAAGTTGGGGCCGAAGCCCCATCTTATATTACTTCATTAACATAAAGTTGTTTGCACCTTGAGTTACTAAACATCTTTCAGTTAACATATGTAGAGACATCGCGTCTAAAGCAGACGTAGCAGCACCTACAGAACCTGTTACCCAAGTCTTCATTCTTCTATCATCAGTTTGTGAAGCTCTGTAACGTACGTGTAAGAACGGACGCTTCATTGAAGCACCAACAGTTTGATCATATACAGATGAAGTACCTGCAGGAATAAATACCCCGCGAATAGCTTCAGCAGTGTTTGCATCATTAATACCACCACGAGTAGCTTTATCGTTCAAGTATCTAAAGTCAGATTTGTAGAAGTCGTAAGAACCTCTTCTGAAACCAGAGAAACCTAAGTTTAAAGCCATATCTTCGTCGTTATCAAATACTCCGTAAGAAGTACCACCAGCTCCGTAAGAGTTCATTGAAGCAAGCATGTCATCAATAGCTAGAGAAGAAGCTCTGTTAACAAATAACATATACTCTTCAATCGCGCCTTGCTTGTCAAACTCTGCTAAGATAGAATCAAATTCAGCTAAATCAGTAGCAGCGTTAACACCTGAAATACCAGAAGTAACATTACCTCTATCAACGATAGCATCAAACAAACCTTGAGTACCTACATTATCGCCTGTAGCTCTTAAGAAATCGTCAACACCGTTAGAACCAGTACCTTTAACTGATTCAAGCATAGACATTTCAATATAGTCATTAAATCGAGCGCGAGTATCAGACTCAGCTTTTACATACCATAAATAACCAGAAGCTCCACCTTCAGAAGAAACTTCAACCCAACCAATACGAGATGCATCAGATCCTGATACTTCGTAGTAGTCTTTCATGATGATAGGCTTGTTACTAAAAGTTTTAAACTGTGGCTCATTAGCTACGTGTCTCTCAGCAGCAGCAGCAGCAGCACCAGTATAATAAGCAGTACCTTTACCATATTCAGAACCATAAACTAATACAGTAGTAGTCTTATCTGTATTTAATTGAGCTATAGTGCTTCCATCGTAAGGAGCTACAGTTATCTCACCAGTAGCAGCAACATCTGTTACTAAACATTTTTTAACTACATTAGCGTTAGAAACAATAACAGTATCGTTTACTCTAACACCGTGATCTTTGTCAAGACCAGCTTGAACATATGTAGCTTCGTCAATATCAGCTTGTAGTAATATTTTATTACCACCAGCGTCAGCCATTTTACCTTTGTAAGATAAGTGTAATCTACCTTGTTCAGACCAAATAACTTGATCTGCAGTCATTGCTTCTTCAGCTCCGACTTGCTCTAAGAAACCTGAAATAGTTCTCGGTCCGAAAACTTCAGCTTCTTTTTCCATTAAATCTGGAACGTATTGTTGACCCCATCCTTGATTAGAAGAGAGATCTAGATAATTTGTAGCTAGTGCTTGCTGCTTTTGAGCAGGTACACTATTCAAATTATTACCTGGATTAATTGCCATTTTGTAAAATTTTTAAATTAGCGTTTATTTTTTATTTTAAATTTAAGCGATCTTGAATCGTCTCCTAAAACCCTAACTTTTAAACCTCCAGCTGTAACCTCACCGTGAGACGACCTCGCCTCAGTGTTAACGTTTTTAGCTTCTGCAACGCTTTGCTTTACAGCGTCAGCCCTGCCTTGTTCGTAAAAGTGTTTAGCTATAGCATCTGGATTCATAGCCGCAAACAGAGATTTATGATAACCCGCAGCGTCTTTAATAGAATTATCTTCACCAATAAACTTATTGACAAAATTATTTAAGTCGCTTTGAGATGTCTTAACCTCATCTATATTCTTAACATTGTACCTATACTTTTTATCTCCAACATTGAAATCAAAACCTTTGAACTCATTATTGAAAACTGCATCTGTTCTCTGTCTGAATTTTCTTTTATTTTCTTCTGTAGCTTTTGTTTGAGCTTCAGTATCTTTATTGTACCTGTTAAAAAAGTCTACTGCTTTTTGTTGTTCTGGCGTTAACTTGCTACCAGCTTTTATTTCCTCATAGTAATTAGCTTTTTGTTTTTCTAAATACTTACGAGCTTTAGCAGCTTCTTCTTTTAGTTTTATTTTCTTTCTCTTTATATCTTTAGGATCATCTACTTCTTCATCGTAGCTAAAAGTTTCGTCTAATAAAAAACTTCTTTCTTCTCCAGATAAATGAGGTTTTGTTTGTCTGTAATATTCGTCAAGAACATCTGTAGTGTCTAGCTTACTAATATCAGTGTTTAATCTAACATAGTCTTCTAAACTACCACCAGTTTCATCCATGAAGTTAATTAACTTCTGTATATTTTCAGGAAGAGGTTTGCCAGTTGCCTCAGCTTCAGCTATAGCTTCTTCAACAACTTCTTCGACCTGTTCAACTTCTTGCTTAACATCTTCTTCAGTTATCTCTTCTAATACTGGTGCTTCTGCTTCTTGTACTTCTCCTTGCGGTTGTACCTCTTCTTGTTCTTGTGCGGGCTCGGCGTTTTCATCGCTTCCCACCACTCCTGCTGGGTCAGCTGTTGTTTCTTCAGTTTCATTGGTTACTTCTTCAGTTTCTTGGTTTGGTGGATTATCTAAATCTACTTTATAGATCTCTGGTTCTTTACTATCTAAATTTACTTTAGTTATTTCCATAATAAAATTTTATAAAATATTAAAAAAATAGTGAATTAGAATTTATCTAATCCCGCTTCACCTGTTACTATATCATTACCTGATGATTCAAAAGTTTTAACTGATTCACCCTCTTTTGTTTTTTGTAGTCTACTATTTAACTCAAACTCAAGCTGCATTAATTCTTTTTTAACTTGAGCTTCTTGTTGAAGAAACTTAAGTTTATTTTGAGACTTCATTTGTTCCATTTGAGCTTCTGCTTGAGATTTTATCTCGTGCTTCTTCATTTCTATTCTAGCAGCGGCAGCCTGTGCTTCAGCGTTAGCTTGTGATTGAGCTTGAATATTTTGTTGTTGTATCAACTGATCTCTCTCTTGCTTTTTCTTACGTTTAACTTTTAACAACTGGTTAGCTAGCTTAACGTTTCTAACTTCTCTTAAATCAATAGCATCATCTAAGTCTATTAATCCTTGACTAAGTGCTACTTGAATATTATTTTCAAGCATAGCTTTTTCTTCTTCATCAGGCATTAACTCTATAAATATACCAAAATCGTATAAGTGTAAACCACTTAACTCTTCTAATGTAGCTACATTATGAGCTCCTATAGCTCTAACAAAAGCTTCTCTAGTTGGAGAGTACTCTAGTATATCAGCTATCCTAAGCGATAAACACTCTGCATTTTCAGCAGTTAAGTATAGCATTGATTGTAGTATGTGTCTAGTGGCAGTGTTACTATTTGCAGCAGCTAATTTTTGTACACCAACTAAAGCGTTTTTATCTGGCATACTACCATCACGAGCTTCGTTTAATCCAGTTACATCTCTTATCATTTGTAAATAATAATTATATGTAGCTATTAAACTCTGGAGTTTTCCTCCGCCACTACCGTTGTTTATTTGCTGTATTGGTACTTTACCGGGATTAATATCACCGTCAGAAGTAAAAGATCTACCAATAACAGAACCAGTTTGGAAGAACATATTTAAAGCTTCTTGTGGGTTATAGTTCGTACCATTACCTAAATCTATTTCAGCTAAACCATCAGCATCTAAATAAACACCATCAGGTACCATACGATTCATAACTTGTTGTATCTTCAAGTGAGTTAGCTGTATAGTATCTGCAAAACCTGTTATTCTACTTACTAATGATTGTATTCTTCCTTCATAAACTCTAGGTGCAACTATGTTATAGTTCATTTTAACTTTACCGAAGTCAGACTTACTTCTCATCATGTTAGGTGACATTTGCCATTTAAGCAACTTGTTAGTACCTAAAACATAAACGCCTTCATACATTACTTCAATAACCTCATCTAACCTACTAAAATCACCTTCCATATTTTCAGGTGGGTTAAACGTGTCATCTTTCTTTATTACTTTCTCAGCACCAGTACCTGTTGTTTTAAGCTTATAAACATTATTAGCGTGAGTCTTGTAGTTAAAATAAAGTACATGAACTTCGTTTCTATCCTTATTATATTTAGATTCTACTAAAGTTCTTGAATTGTCAACTATATACTTAACCTCTTCTTCTGTTAAGTTGGGAAACTCTTTTACTAATTCATTTATGGGTATACACTTAACTTCACCTACATAATATATATCATCAAAGTAAGGTGAGTTAGTGTAAGAATAAACTAAGTTAGCTGGATCTACGTATTCAACTTTAGCACCGTCGCTATAGTTAAAGTTTGTTTTAGTTGCACCTATACCTATAGTAACTAAGTCGTACAAACATCTACGTTTAATTAAATCATAGTTACAACCTTCCATTAAAGTATTTATAGCTTGTTCTTCAGCTATCTCAATAGCCTGCTTGTAGCTAAGCTGCATATGTAAAGATAATTCTTCTTCACTTTCAGGTAAAGTATCTTTATTATTTTCATATAAGTTTATACCTACACCAGCTTCAATGGCATCATTATACTCTCTAGACCTCATATCTCTTAGTATAGACTCCATGTATTCTGTTCTTTGAGCTATACCGTATTCATCTTGAGAAAAAGCGTTTATCTCGTAGTTTCTTTGAGACATACCATTAACAACAATATCTACGAATTTAGGTATTATAGGTACAGGCTTCCAGTCTAGATTTAAGTAGCTTAAGTCACCGTTTATAGATAACTCGTTTTTATACTTCTCTATAGACTGCTCACCTCTAGCGTATAACCTAAGATTGTGGAAACTATTTATGTTATCTCCATATCTACTGTTTTGACTATAATTACCAGAGTTGTATCTTGAAGCTTTACCATTAAACCACTCAAGCTCTATAGCTTTAGCAACCTTAATACCGTACTCGTTTGTCATCTTCTCTAAGTCACTAACTGCTTGAGAAGGAAAATAATTCATGCCAGACTCTGCCATATTTATTTTATTATTGTTGAATTAAAACCAGTATTTCTATACTTGGATATTTTAATATTTAAAGGTTGTCTTCTGGTTTCTGGGTTAGGCGCGTACAACTGCCTGTTGCAAGCCATTATAGCTAAACCGCTACTTATAGAAGCATCGTGCTTAGTTCTTTTGTTTATATCAAACTTACTCCAATCATTTAACGTCTCGTTAAAATACATAGCACCATATGTACCATCTTGAAGTAAACCTACGTGATCATTAATATACATTTCAATAGCAGCTGCGTGAGCTTGCTTTATATCTTCACTAGAATTTGGTATACCACCAACTTCTTTTTCAGCTGTTGATAGTTTATTCCATATTTTATCTGGCCTGTTCATACTAAAACCTCTATAACCTCTACGTCTTAAATAATATAAAAGCCTAGGTTTATTGTTCTCAGCAAGTATTGGCATACCGTAAAATACTAAAGACATTAATACATCTTCAAAAAATATCTCTGCAGTTTGCGGTCTAGCTATATATTCTAAAAAGAAAGTATTAGCAGGTGCATCTTCCATGCTAAACTTAGTTAATCCATGTAGCGCTCCTTTAGATCCTTTACTATCAACAGTACCGCTAATGTCATAGCTATCACAACCAAACGCACCAACGTGTTCATTGCCAGGGTATCTAATGCCATTTTTAAGTATTACATTATTTTGCATATTTCCACTAGGCACCCAACTAACTTTAAACCTACCACTAGGGTCGGGATTAAATTCTACTCTAGTATCTTTAACACCTTGCTGCCATTGAAAGTTACCAACCGTTAATACAGATGAATTTTTATTTCCTTCATTGTAATCGATTTGTTCGTAGATTTTAACAAGATTAAATAAAGAATTTTTTGTTTCATCTCTAAACGCATGCTCTTCTGTTCTAGGAAACTGTCTATAAAATTCATTTAAAGCGTCTTGATCATCTTTTAAACCTTCAACTTCATTCTCCCAATAATCTATAACACCAATATCTATTAATTGACCATGCGGTCCTCTAACATCGTTATGTGGTGTATCAAAGACTGGAATTCCGAACT